TCGAGCAAGTGCCTCTTCGTTTGTTTTGTTGAAGGGGACGAGCTCTATAAGCGGATCGTGCGCGTCGGCGATGGCCAGCTCGTCGAGCTTTTGGCCACCGGTCAACAGTTCGTCGCGGCTGGCACCCATACGGGCGGGCAGCGCTATGAATGGGCCGGTGGCTTGCCCGATGCCGTGCCCACGGTCTCACGCGCTGCGCTCGATCTCTTCTGGCAAGAGCTCGTCGCCGGGTTCGCTATCGCCCCCGCGACGGACAGCGCAGCGCGCCGCCGGGGTGACAGCGTAGCGACCGACGACGATCGGATTGATTGGCTCGAGGCGGGGTGGCCGAACTTCGGCTATGGCCGCGACGGTCAGCTCTTTATCGAGTGCCCTTGGAAAGAGGGGCATAGCTCCGACAGCGGCGACACCGAGACGGCCTATTTCCCGAAGGGGTCGGGCGGCTACGACCAAGGGCATTATAAATGTTTGCACGCCTCTTGTGCCGGTCGGTCGGACGGCGACTTCGACGAGGCGACGGGCTATTCCGCGTCGTTCTTGGAAGAGCTGCCGATGGTGGTCGACGACAAGGGCGACCCGGCCGAGCCCGCGCGCAGGCCGAAGGGCCTAACGCTGGTGCTCAATGGCCAGCACAAGGACAAGATCGAGGCGAGCTTGCCGAACCTACAAAAGGTTCTGACCGGCCCGGCGTGGCTCGGGTGGGATATCGCGCTCGACACCTTCTCGGCCGACGTGCTGATCTCGCCGCACGGCCGGGGTGAATGGCGCGAGTTCAAAGACACCGACTACACCCGGGTTAGGCTCTATCTCGAGGAGCGGGGCTTCGCGCCGGTGGGCAAGGAACTTATTCGCGACGCGGTGCACTTCGTTGCCGAAGGGAAGCAGTTCGACAGCGCCCAAATCTGGATCGAGACGCTCGAGTGGGACGGCGTGCCTCGGGTTGAGGGCTTCCTCACCCACTACTTCTCGGCCGAGAACAGCGCCTACGCGCGTGCGGTCTCTCGATATTGGTGGTCGGCCCATGCGGGCCGGGTGCTCGACCCGGGTTGCCAATGCGACATGGTGCCGATCCTTGTCGGCGACCAAGGCGCGGGCAAGAGCCAAGCGGTGAAGGCAATGGTGCCAGACCCCCGGCAGTATATCGAGGTCAACCTCGAGCACAAAGACGCCGATCTCTCGCGCAAGATGCGCGGGGCGCTGATCGGTGAGCTTGGTGAGCTGCGCGGGCTCCAAGGGCGATCGGCCGAAGCCAACAAGGCTTGGGTGACGAGCCAATGGGAAGAGTGGACGCCGAAGTATTTTGAATACAAGGCCCGGCTCCCCCGGCGGCTTGTCTTCGTCGGCACCACCAATCGCGACGACTTCCTTGGCGACGCCACCGGCGAACGGCGTTGGTTGCCGATCCGGGTGGGCGCGACTTCGATCAAAACGATCGAGCGCGATCGGCTCCAGCTATGGGCCGAGGCGCGGGAAATCTTCAGGGCCGAAGGCATCGTTTGGAAGCCCGCTTTCGAGCTCGCGAAGGACCGTCACCAAGAGTTCAAAGTGGTCGATATTTGGGAAGCTGCTGTTGCCCGTTGGGTGGAAGAGGAGGGCAACACCCTCGACGAGAAGGGCAACGCGGAGGTGGTTGTTACCCTCGAAGACGTATTTTTTGGCGCGTTCGGCAAATCCGCCGGAAATGCGGGAAGGCCCGACCAAATGCGAATGGGTGAAGTTTTACGCGCTCTTGGGTTCTCGCGCAGCGATAGGCGCATTTCAGGACACGTTCGCAAGGTTTGGGTGGCGCGGTGTCGCCCATGTAGCTCTAGTGTCGCCCTTGTAGGGCAACAAGGTTGAGGAGATAAATCAATGGTTTATTGTACTGTTGCTCTTGTTGCCCTTCTTTTTATAGAAAAGGAAGTAAGGGTGAAGAGTAGAGAGGGCTATATAGGGGGCCACCATATAGAGATAGTTTGGGGTCTTTTTAAGGGCAACAAGGGCAACACCCCCTTCGGAGCCGGTGAATGAGCGGCCCGAACGATCGCGACGAGACCCGGCTAGTCGGGGTCTCCGAGACGGGTCGGCGGGTCGGTGAAGACCACCCGCGGGCCACGCTCACCGATAGCGAGGTCGAGCTCATTCGGCAGCTTGCCGAGGGCGACCAAGACAACCCCCCTATGAGCCATCGCGAGATCGCGAAGAAGTTCGAGATCAGCCGGGGCACCGTTGGCGACATTGTGAGCTTCCGCCGCCGGGCGGCCTACCCGGTGGGGTGGCGGCGCGTGCGCGTCGTGATCCGCGGCGTCGATATCGCCACCGGCGATCAGGTCGTCTTTGTGAAAGGGCAGGGCGATGCTTGACAACGAGACGATCGACGCGATCCGGCGCGGCCTGTTCGAGGAGATCGGGGTGTGGATCAGCCGCAAGACAGTGCGGGGGCTGGTCACGGTTCTCGAGCGCATGGCGCACGAAGGGAAGGAAAAGCAATGACCGATGATCTGATTAAGCGGTTGCGATCCGTTGACGTTAGTTGGTCACAAGCGGGCGAATGGTGTGCAGAAGCAGCAGACACCATCGAAGCTCAAGCCGCCGAGATAGCGCGGTTGCGGGAGGCTTTGGAGGAGTGGATATTCCTCTATCATTGGCGCGTAGATGGTATGCCGGTCGAGCAAGCCCGCACCTATGCCCAAACGCAAATGCGCATGAGCGCAATCGCCCGCACGCTTAACCCAATGCCCCCTCGCTAATCTGCAAATATGAGCAGATTGCTGACACCTGAAAAAGAAGCAGCCTTCCTCGAAGCCCTCGCGGGAACTTGCAACGTGTCCGAAGCGTGCAAGGTCGCCGGGGTCTCTCGGGTCCACGCCTATCATTTGCGCGCCGAGTACCCGGCCTTTGCCGAGCGATGGGATAAGGCCAAGCAAATCGGCGTCGAGGCCCTCGAAGATGAAGCCCGGCGCCGGGCGTTCCATGGCACCGACGAGCCGGTCTTCTACCAAGGCCAATATGTCGACAGCGTGAAGCGCTATTCCGATACGTTGATGATCTTCCTCCTCAAGGGGGCCAAGCCCGACGTCTACAAGGATCGCGTCGCGAGTGAGCTCTCGGGCGGCCTCAAGCACGAGGTCACGCTCACCGACGACGAAGCCGTTGCCGAGCTGGCCGCGCTCCAAGCGCAGCTCGCGGCGAAGCTCGACGGCGGGGACGATCTCGCTTGAGCCTATGCGCTATGCGCCTCAAGACCTCCTGCGCGTCGCCACGCCTCAACAGCGGGCACGGCTAAACGCACTCCTCACCAAGCTCAAACGGCCGTGGCGCCCGCTCCCCGGGCCGCAGACAATGGCCTATGAGACCGAGGCTGATATCATTGGCTTTGGCGGCGCGGCCGGGGGCGGCAAGACCGACCTCGCGTGCGGCAAGACGATCACCCGGCACCAAAAGGCGATGGCGCTGCGCCGGATCGGCACCGAGCTCACGGGGATCATTGACCGCTTCACCGAGCTCCTCGGGGGCAAGGACGGCTACAACGGCCAAGACAAGATTTGGCGCACCACGCGCTACGACGGCAAGGCCATGCAAATCGAGTTCGGCGCCGTGCCCAACCTTGGCGACGAGAAGAAGTACCAAGGCCGACCGCACGATCTCTTGATCTTCGATGAAGCGGCCAACTTCCTCGAGATACAAGTGCGCTTCCTGCTCGGCTGGTTGCGCTCGGTCGACCCGAACCAGAAGTGCCAAGCGCTGCTCACCTTCAACCCGCCCACCTCGGCCGACGGCCGGTGGATCATTAAGTTCTTCGCCCCTTGGATCGACCCCAAATACCCGGGCAAGCGCGCGCTGCCGGGCGAGTTGCGCTACGCCGCGATGCTGCCCGACGACAGCGGGGGCTCCAAAGACATTTGGGTGGATGGCCCCGAGCCGTTCGTGCTGGTCGACGGCGCGCCTTGCTACGAGTTCGACCCGTTTGAGCACGCCGCAACTGCAATCATCACGCCGAGGAGCCGCACGTTCATCCCGTCGCGGATCACTGACAACCCGCACCTTTTGGGGACCGGATACATGAGCACGCTTCAAGCCTTGCCCGAGCCGCTACGCTCGCAAATGCTCAACGGCGACTTCGCCGCCGGGATGGAAGACGACCCGTGGCAGGTCATCCCGACCGCGTGGATCGAGGCCGCGATGGCGCGATGGAAGAACCCCGACGTCAAGCCGCCGATGGATAGCATGGGCGTCGACGTTGCCCGGGGCGGCAAGGACAGCACGACGATCGCCCGGCGCCACGGCAATTGGTTCGACAAGACCCTGATCTACCCCGGCACGCAAACCCCCAACGGGCCGAGCGTCGCCGGGTTGGTCGTGCAGAATATGCGCGATCGCTCGCCGATCCATATCGACGTGATCGGCGTCGGGGCGAGCCCCTACGACTTCCTGCTCGAGGCAGGCCAGCAAGTGCTCGGGATCAACGTCGCCGAGCGCGCGCTTGGCACCGACAAATCCGGCCGGTTGTCGTTCACCAACCAGCGCTCCGAATTGTGGTGGCGTATGCGCGAGTGGCTCGATCCCGAGGCCAATAACGGCGCCGCGCTGCCCGACGAGCCCGAGCTATTGGCCGAGCTGGCCGCGCCAAAGTGGAAGCTCCAAGGCCCGATCATCCAAGTCGAAAGCCGCGAGCAGATTATCGACCGGATCGGCCATTCGCCCGATCGCGCCTCGGCCTATATCCTCGCGCTGATCGACACCCCCAAGGTCGAGACGATGCGCCGCACGCTTAACGGGGGCCGCAAGGACTACGATCCATACGCGTGATCTTATGCGAGGGCCCCTATGTGCGATCCTATTTCTGCCGTTGTCGCTGGTAGCGCTATCCTCGGCGCGGGCGTGAGCATTTCGCAAGGTGCCGCTGCTCGCAAGGCGCAGCGTGAAGCGCAGCGCAAGGCCGAAGAGGCCGCACGGCTCCAGCGCGCAGAAGCGCAGCGCGCCTTCAACAGGCAGAACCAGAAAGCCCCCGATATCGCCGGGTTGCTCAAGTCCAACCGCGACGCGGCCGCCGGGGGGATTGGCTCGACCACCCTCACCGGGGCAAAGGGCGCGCAAGCCGGAGCAACGACCGGCGGCACCAACAGCCTGATCGGCTCCAACACAGTGCTCGGCCAGTGAACCTCGACCACCGCACCTTAGTCGACCGTCGATGGTCTGATCTCAAATCCGAGCGGTCAACGTGGGTTGGCCATTGGCGCGAGCT